ATTCCGTCTTAAAAAAGATTTAAAAAAACCAGGAATGGATAAAGAAAATATTGAACATGGAATAAAAGTTAGAAAAAATAAACATAAAATAAAATAGAGAGTTTAGAATGGGTGCGCCTCCTGGACATCCACCTTATAATATATATGGAGAAGGTGGAGCACCACGCGAATATGATAGAGAAGCATTGGCTGATGATCTATTAACATGGGTAGATGATTATGATAACTGGACTATTAAAAAGTGGAGAATTAAACACAAAATTCCTCCTTGGGTCGTAGATAGAATGAAATTAGATTCAGAAAGGTTCCGCTATGCGTATGCCTATGCTATGGATGTAATAGCCCAACGCAGAGAGGAAATGAATCATGTAGATGAAATGAAAGACTCTCTTTATAAGCAACATTTGCATGTCTATGATAAGGATAGAGTAGCACAAGATGATGAAACTGCAGATAAACAATGCGCTCGTGAAGCTAAAGCAAAAGCTGATAGTCTACAGCCACCTATTTATGCCAATCAGCAGCAATTAGATCAAGGTCATGAGAATATGGAACTGAAAGCACAATTAGCAGCTGCATTAGCTATAATCAAAGCTAAAGAGATAAATGATAACCAGTCCTAAACAAGATCTCTCCTTTTTAGAAGCTACACACAGATTCAATATATGGGTAGGTGCTGTTCGATCAGGTAAAACATTCAGTTCTATTCATAAGTTTCTTAATAGGCTTAAATCTGGTGTTCCAGGCGATGCGATGATAATAGGTGTTAACCGTGGTTCGATTCATCGCAATATCCTTACTACAATGTATAAGATGCTAGGTTTCCCGTGTCCCGGGCCAATGGTAAACAAAACCACCTTATATGGCAGAGATGTTTATTTCGTTGGCGCTCCCGATGTATCGGCTGTAACGACAATTCAAGGAAGCACACTGGCTTATGCTTATGTAGATGAAGCTACATGTATACCTGAAGTATTTTGGAAGATGCTAGAGACACGTTTAAGCGTTCCTGGAGCGCAATTATTCGCTACCGCCAACCCTGAAGGTCCAGCACATTGGCTTAAGAAGCAATATATTGATAGACCTGAAATACATGACATAAAAACATGGCAGTTTAATCTAGATGATAATCCTGCACTTGATGAGGCTTACAAGAATGCAATTAAAGCATCATTTACAGGAGTATTCTTTAAAAGGTATGTACTTGGAGAATGGTGTCAGGCTACGGGAGCAATCTATGCGAATTATGATCATGATAACGAATATACTCATCCGTTTCCTCCTCCTAGTTACTATATTGTTGGCGTTGATTACGGCACTACCAATGCTACTGCTGCTGTATTGTGTGCGATTACTCCAAACAAATGGCCACAAATAAGAGTGGAAGCAGAATATTATTGGGATTCTAATCTTAAGGGAAGATCAAAGACCGATTCAGAACTTGTAAATGATATCAAAGCGTTTATTGGTTATAAGAATGTATCAGCCATCTATGTAGATCCAGCAGCAGCATCATTAAAGATCGAAATGAGAAACAATGATTTACCTGTAATCGATGCCAATAATGATGTTTTATTAGGTATTAAAATCGTCTCTAAATTTATATCGGGTAAGAATTTAGTCATTCAGAAAGGATGTGCTACGTTACGCGAACATATCCAATCTTACGCATGGGATTCGAAAGCAGCTGATAGGGGCGAAGATAAACCAATCAAGAAAGACGATCATATACTCGACGCACTACGTTATGCCTGCTGTTCTGCTTTCCCTCATGCTGATTTCGGATCACCTGATCAACAATTATCTTCAGAGCAACTAAGACGTAAAATCTATGGTGGTGGCGATATGTATGATCAATTTAACAGCGAAATAGGGATGCAGTTCTAATATTTCCATAAATCATATGCTGTGTTATATTTAGATATGCTAACAACACAGGAAATTTATGTCAAGCCATCAAATTCATTTTGGAAGAAAATTCTATCAAGATAAGAAAAGAGGTTATTGGATCTCAACAGATTATCCAAGAATAAGAGCACATCAATGGATTTGGATTAATCATTGGGGTAAACCACCAAAAGGTTACCATATTCATCATGTTAATGAAGACAAATCAGATAATCGAATAGAAAACTTAGAATTGATAAAAGCTGCGCGACATTTGAAATTTCACATGTTAGAATATTTAAAAAATCCGTTAAATAAAAAAAGATGCCAAGAAAATTGTGAAAAAATACGCCCTTTGACAAAAGCTTGGCATGGCAGTGAAGAAGGTAGAGCATGGCATAAATTTCATGCTTTGAAATCAGGATTAGGAAAATGGAAACCTTCAAAATATATCTGTCAACAATGCAATAAAGAATATGAATCGATTAAAAAATCCAGAGCATTGTTTTGTTGTAATTCTTGTAAAAGTAAGTGGCGTCGTCAAAGTGGATTAGATGATATTTATCTTACATGTGGGATATGTTTCCAATCATTCAAAAAAAATAAGTATTCAAAACAGAAATATTGCTCAAAAAAATGCGGAGGTATATCCAGAAAGATAGTAAAATTTCCAATTTAAATTGTTATATGTTATAAATTTTATAATATTACAAGAGGTCAGTGCATGGGTTCATACGAAGGGGGAGGATATAATCTAGGAAGCAATTCAGCGGGTTATATGGACCCTTCAGATCCTAAAGCTAGAAACCTTACTCAGATGAAAGATGAGTTCTACAATTCTAATTACCCGGGTCAATCCGCACATTGGGTACAGGGTAGTATCGACAAGCGTTTCAAAGTAGGCGATCAGTTTCTATATAATCTAATCTACGGTAATAACTCCTCTCAAGCGCAAAAGTTCTTTCTAAACATGATTAGACGCCACATTAATATGATATGTGGTTATCAGCGTAAAAATAGAAAATCTACTATTGCAATTCCATTAAATGATGATGCAGATCAATTAGCTGATGATTTTAACAAAGTCATGCGCTGGACTGAAGATCGTGATGGTTATCAAGAATATCAATCACAAGCATTTGAAGGCAGTTGTGATACGGGTATGACATTATTATGGGGATATCTAGATTATGCTCTAGATCCTTATGGCGATTTCTTTACTGATTGCGTAGCTTATAATAATTTCCTTATTGATCAATATTTTCGTAAACAGGATTTAAGCGATTGTAACGGAATTTGGAGAAGACGCTGGACTAGTAAAAATGGCGCAAAAATGCTAGTTCCTGGATATGCTAAAGAAATAGACAAAATGAAGCCAGGAGGCATGAAAGATGGACGCTTTCCGCTTCAAGCAGAGTTACAGAATGTCGCGATCAATAATCTTTTTACATACGACGAATTTCACTATCGTACTACACGAGAAGCCAAAATGGTCATCGATCCCTACACTAAAGAGGGTGTAGAATGGGAACAAGATGATGATGATGCTGATGATTTAATGGAACAAACATTAAGACAGCAGCCATGGTTACAAGTTAAAAAGATGCAGATCCCTACTTGCAACATGGTTATAAGCATTGGAGGAAAGAATATATATGACGGCCCCAATCAACTTGGCCTTGATATCTATCCTTGTGTACCATCTATATGTTATCATGAACCAGATATGCAATCATATTCCTGGCGTCTCATGGGTGTCATCCGTAACCTACGTGATCCTCAATTTCTTTACAACATGCGTAAATGTATTGAGTTAAATATCCTACAAACTCAAATTAATTCTGGATGGATATTTTCAACTGATGCTGTAGTAGATGTTAAGGCCTTTAGACAGTCTGGAGAAGGTTTTATAATACCTCTTAAAGCAGGTCATCTACCCAATGAAATTCAACGTATAGAGCCTTCAGCAATACCACAATCATTACTAGAGCTTTCAAATGGATTGTCAGAAGACATCACTAAGATCTCGGGCGTTAACGAAGAACTCCTGGGATCGGCCACGGATGATAAAAGTGGAATCCTTTCTATGCTCAGGCAAGGAGCTGGACTTGTTACGCTACAGACTATCTTTGACAAGTTGGATTATACACAGCGCTTGTTCGGCAAGCTTCGCTTACAAGCTATACGAAAGAACTTCAGTAAACAAAAAATTAAAAATATCCTCGGACATGATCCAGATCCCCGTTTCTTTACCTCACATTCGCAAAAATATTCTATCGGTATAGAAGAAGGGAATTATTCTACATCGCAAAGACAAACAGAATTAACCCAATTGTTGCACTTTAAAGAACTTGGCATTCCTATTTCTTCTAAATCTATTGTTCGTGCTGCATTTATTACTAATAAGAAATTGGTCATGCAAGAAATGGAAGAAGAACAGCAAGCCCAAGCACAGCAAGCCCAAGCAGAAGCACAGAAACAAGAGAAACTCGACAATGCTAAGATCATGGGTATGTTCTCAAAATCTAAAGTTGATATAGCTAAAGAACAAGAAACATACGCTTCAGCTCAAGAGAAGCTTGCTAAGGTAAATGAAATAAATTCTATGGCTGAACATAATAGCATAGAAGCAGATCTTAACATGGTCAAATTAGCTATGGAATTAGAGGATGTACAATTCAATCAGCTATCTCAAGCATGGCAGTTTAAACAGGCCATGAAAGCAGCTGAACAACCACAAACAGTTGCACAATAACAATAACAATTGTATTTTAAATTTAACAAAGCCTGGAGGGCATATGCATACAAA